ATTTTTGTTGCTGGAATACAAAATTTACACAAAAAGGGGTGTAGTTTTATTTTCGCGACACATTTACACGAAATCATTCATTATGAAGAAATTATGAATATTGATACGGTTGTATTAAAACACATGGCCGTTATTTATGATAGAGCAAAAGATGTATTAGTATATGATAGAAAATTGAGAGATGGACCTGGTGATAATATGTACGGATTAGAAGTTTGTCGGTCACTTAATTTACCTGAGGATTTTTTAACTAGCGCACATAATATTCGAATGAAATATAATCCTAGCTCAAATAGTGTTCTTTCTTTTAAATCGTCGCATTATAACGCAAAAAAAATAGTAGGAATGTGTGAGTTATGTAAAATAGAAATGGGGTCGGAAGTTCATCATTTACAGCATCAGAGAGACGCAAATGAGGATGGAAATATAATAAATAATGAAAAAAATATGGTTTTTCAAAAAAATAACGCAAGTAATTTAGTGACATTATGTGATGCGTGTCATACCAAAATTCATAAAGAAACGGGGACACATAAAAAAGTGAAAACAAGTAAAGGATTACAACTCCAAAATATATAAAATATTTTACAAATAAATATATATAAAGATTTTTCATATAGTAAAATATGTCGTCAACTCCTTCTGCTGTTGTTTCCCGAGTTCAACAGTATTATAAACAAATTACTGATGCAGTAAATAACAAAAAATATGATATCGCAATAGAAAATTATAAATTGATAATTGCTGAAAACCCAATGGATATTAATAAATATTATATGGAATTAGCTAAAATATATGAACAAACAAATGCATTTAATAATGCCATTACAGAGTGTTATATTAAAATTTTAAAATTAGACCCAAATAATGGTTATATTTTACATCAAGTTGGTATGTGTTATTTTAATTTATCTCAAGAAAAATTAGCAATTCATTATTTTAAAAAGGTGGTAAAAATTAAAAAAATTACAGAAGTATATTCTAACATAGGTGTTTGCTATATGAGATTAAAGGATTATAAAAATGCAGCAACTAATTTATTAAACGGCACTTTAATAGATAATAATAATATTGTGTTACAGCGTTCACTTGGAGATTTGTATTATTATACGAAAGAATATAAAAAATCAATATCGTGTTATAGTAAAGATAAAAATCCAACAAATTATGTTAATTTATATAATACATCATTCCCATATTTAGCTCAAGGAGATTTTGTAACGGGATTGGAATTATATGAGTATAGATTAAAGAAAAATGACATAAATAAGCAAACCCAATTGAATGATAGATTGGATATTTCGGTATTAGATTTTTGGGACAGTGTTAAAAAATGTGACAAATTATTAGTAGTTTATGAGCAAGGAATCGGGGATAATATCCAATATTATAGGTTTATCATTGAATTGTCTCAGTTATATCCAAATATGAAAATAACATATTTTGCAAAAGATATAGTAGTATCAATTTTTAAAAAATATCCAAATATTACTATTATAGATAATGTGAGTAATATGCAGTTTTTTAAAATTTTTGATTATAAAATTTATATAATGTCATTACCAAAAATTTTAAATAAAACGATCATTTATCCAAACATAGAAAAATATATACACATTAATGAAGATAAATTATTATATTGGAAAAATAAATTTTCTTCATTTGGATCGAACCGTAGCGTCAGCGACTGCGAGCGACTTGAACAAACTCCTTCGACTACGTCTACGGAGTTCCCTCAGAAGTGTTCCAAAAAACTGAAGGTGGGATTTGTATATAATGGATTATTATCTTCATTTATAGAAAAATATATCCCTTTAAAGGAATTTAAAATATTATGTGATTTGGATATTGATTTAATATGTATTCATAAAAAAACGGACGTCGAGAAAGAGATGAATGATATTGATTTTAAAGATAAAATTCATTGTTTTGATATAGATATAAATAAACCATTTGAAGATACGATTCATATATTGAAAAATATTGATTTGTTAATAACAATAGATACATATATTGTTCATTTGGCTGGAGTTCTTGGATTAAAAACGTGGCTATTATTAGGATATTCTGATTGGAGATGGTCTACTAAATCCACTACATATTGGTATAATTCTGTTGAAATAATTAGGACGAATGAACAGATTGAATTTAAATCAATATTACAAATTGTAAAACCAAAATTGGTTGATCTTATTGCAGCGACGAATCTGACGCGATCTGTAGTTTTGAGCGAGCCGTAGCGTCAGTGGAGGCGAGCGACTGGAGGAAAACGGAGGCGTAAGTCGAAGTTTTCCGATGGAACTCCATAGACGTAGTCGAAGGAGTTTGGAACACGGATGTGAGTGAAGTGAACAGAAGTTTTCCGAGGGAACTCCGTAGACGTTAGTCGAAGGAGTTTGAAAATATAAAAATAATGATATAATATAATATAATATAATATTATATAAAATAAAATAAATAAATGTTTACTATTATATCAAAAAATTACTCAAATATAACTCTTACAATTATTGTTATTTTGGTGTGTGCTTCAATAGTTATTTTTAATCATAATAGATTAATAAACCATCATATTAAGAAACAAATAAATGATGCTGGTATAGAAGGTATGACTCTACCTAATGTTGATTTTTCACAGGATACTAGTTTTTGTAATAAATATCAACGTAATCCGAATAGTTTAGAAGGTGCGTGTAAGAATTTAACAAATGAAAATTGCAAGGTGAGTAGTTGTTGTGTATTGGTAAACGGATCAAAATGTTCTGCTGGTGGGGCATCTGGACCAATATATAATACGGATGACAAAGGACAACCTATGCATCTAGATAATTATTATTATAAAAATAAATGTTACGGAACAAAATGTTAGTGGGAGCGAGCCGAAGCGCAAGCGGAAGTGAGCGACTGGAATACGGATGTGGAGGAAAACGGAGGCGTTAGCCGAAGTTTTCCGAGGGAACTCCGTAGACGTTAGTCGAAGGAGTTTGAGTGAAGTGAAGTGAACAGAAGTGTTCCGAAACTCATTCGACTACGTCTACGGAGTTCCATCGGAAAACTTCGGCTTTTGCTACGCTTACGCCTCCGTTTTCCTCCAAATGAGTTTCAATAAAAATTGATTCGAAAATAAAGAATATAAATAAATATAACAATTAAATATAAGGAATGATTATACCAATAAAATGCTTTACATGTGGGACTGTTATTGCGGACAAATATCGTTATTATTTAGAGGAAGTTAGAAAAAGAAAATTAGCGAAAGATATGGATGTAGATAAAGTGTTATATTTAACAAAAGAATTCATTGAAAAAACACCAGAAGGTGAAGTGATGGATGAATTGGGATTAACAAAAATGTGTTGTCGAAGACATCTTCTGACACACGTTGATATTGAATAATTTCTTTGTCTAATATATAATGGGAAAAAGTGTTAGAAAAAATAAAAAGTCGAGAAAACGACTGGGTGGAAGAAAAACCCAAAAAATATGGAGAATGAATGGGTGTGGGTGTGCTCATAATAAACGTACAAAGTGTGTCAAGTGTTTAATACGAAGACGACGTAGAGGTGGGGGGTGTGGATGTGATAAAATAATAGGTGGAAATGGTGGAAGAGAATATTCATCTTCATCGAGTCAACGAACGGGAAGTCTAAGAGGAGGATGTGGATGTGGTGTAGGAAACCAATCTGGTGGTTCTACAAATAGTGCGTTAATCGGTAGTCCTTGGACAGCAAATATATCCAGTTGGCCTGGGGTCCAAGGCGTTCCGGGTGTAACAAATCATTATAATTTGAATGAATATAAATCATTTGATCCTCAAACGCAAATGGGGTCAGAAAGAGGACAATATGGTGGTACCCGTACAAAAAAAAACAAAAGAGGTGGTGGATTAATACCACAAGATTTAGTAAACATGGGTAGAAATATGATGTTTGGTGTTGGTAGTGCGTATAATTCACTTAGTGGTTATCCAGCTCCAGTAAGCCCAATCCCATATAAAAATCAATTAGTGAATCCCAATCCGTCTAGAACTTTAGGATATTAAAATAGTAAGATAATTAGATATTCATAAATATATTCATAAATATATTCATAAATATATTCATAAATATATTCATAAATATATTCATAAATATATTCATAAATATATTCGATATATTCAATATAATAATAGTATTTTTTTCTATTATTATATCATAATGGCATTCCCTAGAAAGCTTAGAGAATTATGTACTCCTGCATTCATTTATTTTATTATTTCAATGATTGGAATAGTTGCGTCTGTTTTGCAAAATATGGGTAATAGAAATAGATATAGTTTAGGATCATTTTCAACTCGTGTTCCGAGTACGACTCTTGTGTTTGTTGTAAAACTAATATATATCTTTTTCTGGACATGGATTTTGAATTTAATGTGTAAAGATGGTCATAAAGAAATCGCGTGGTTTTTGGTTCTTATTCCATTTATCTTATTGTTTGTTGTTATGGGATTAGTGATGGTTGATCCTATGATGGAAGGGATGGATAATCAAACATCAGACGGAACTCTTAAAACTCCTGAACAAATCGAAGCAGATAAAAAGGCTGCTGCTTTAGCGGTATCTAATACACCAATGCCACAAATACCTACGACTATACCACAAATGCCTACATCTATGCCTACATCTATGCCTACATCTATGCCAACATTACCTTAAATAATTTGGAGCGAACCATGTGGAGGAAAACTTCGGCTTAAGCGCAGCAAATGCCTCCGTTTTCCTCCATCTCCTCCTATGTTTTTTTCCAAAATCCAAAGAATAAAAATATTTTTATATTATATATATTAATGTCTAATACAAAAATAAAAAATGGAACTTGTTACGAAAAAAACGGCTGGTTGTATATTTCTGTAAGTGGTAATCCAAAAGACCGTGGATACACATACGGGTATTATTGCGCAAAAGAATTTAAAAAAATACAAGAAATGTTGAAATATGTTTGTTACAATGATTTTGGTGAAACCTGGGATTTTTTTATAGAAGCAACCAAACGAGAGTTTAAGGATAAAATAATAGAACATTTTCCAGAATTTTACGAAGAAATTGAAGGAATTGCTGCTGGATGTACAGCTGGTGGAACAAAAACGACGGTAGATGAAATATTAGCTTGGAATAATTCTATTACTTTATTTGATTATTGGTATTCACATCAACAAGGTGAATCCGGCGCCCCTGGTGGGAGAGAAGGAGGCGCAGCAGATAAGTGTAGTGCATTTATAGCTGTGGGTGATTATACCGAAGACGGGAAAATTGTAGTAGCACATAATAGTTTCACTAATTTTATTGATGGACAGTACATGAGATGTATTGTAGATGTAAATCCAACAAAAGGGCATCG